TGCTCTTGTGGTGGTTCTACTGGTTGCTCTTCTGTTGGTTGATCTTCCGTTGCAATTTCTTCAATTGGTTGCGATTGTTCTTCAGATAACATATCCTGTGCCTGATTTGTATCTTCAGATTTTTGTTCAACTGTGTCACCATTCGGTTCTGTGCCACCATTCGGTTCTGTGCCACCATTCGGTTCTGTGCCACCATTCGGTTCTGTGCCACCTGTCATTTGCCCACACAACCGAATTTCAAGTACATTCAACAACGAATTATACATTTCGCATTTAAAACTCTCATTGTTTTGTTCTGGATCTTGCAAAGATTTATATGTAAACATCGGAAACCCCCAAAATTCGCCATTTTTTAAAGTAATAAATTTTAGGAAAGGGGTAGGACCATTTCCATCAAAATCGCAAGATTTATCTAGCGAATAAATACACAAATGTATATTTCCTTCATAAACGTCATTTTCGTCTTTCAGTACATCTTCAAAATTTCTAGAGAGTGGGTTATCTTCTAAATACTTGTACGAACCAGAATCTTTACTTAATCCTAAACCAGACGTAAATAATTCGTACATACCACCGCCTGTTAGTCCACCTCCATCAATCTCATCAATATCGATTTTATTCTCCGGTCCATATTCTGTTTTTTTATTTTCGTTGTTTTTGTCACGTCCATTGATACTAGTTTCTGTTTTTTCTGGATTTGCAGTGACTTTAAATTCTGCTATCTTCGGACCATTTTCGCCTACAGGTATTTCCTTGAACGAAAAATCACTTTCAACTTCTGCTTTTACTGGCAAATTATAATAAAAATCAGGGTGAAATTGAACCATATTCAAGAACATATCAAAATCCGTCTCTGGATTGTAACCTCGCACTGTTTCCTTCATCTCGTATCCATAACGTTTTTCCTCTTGATCGTCAGTACTAGGATCGTCAGACGGAAACACCTCAAACGCTCTCATTTTCACATTCACTTTCGAATCGCGTTTTTTCTTCGATGGGTCAGGGACATAATCAAATAATCGGAAAAAGTCATCCATACTTGGGAATATCTTATCCAGACTCAGGAAGTAGTAATAGTAATAGAGATCATCAAAGAAAACCGGTGTAGAGTACATGTTTAGTTCGCGAATAACAGTTATGCAATATAAAAGTGTATCGCGCAGTTTTTTCGTCTCTTCTGGTTCAGTCTCGAGTGAATCCGTTGTTTTTAGAGTATTTATGATAGACGAGGAAACTCCTATCAAGAACGGTATCAATTGAGTTTTTATGTCCTCTGCTCTGCACAATTTACCACTTTCAATCAAGTCTTTTAATGTATCTTTAATATGATTTTCAGTGTTCCAAGATGGATGAATGTGAATCACACCATTTTTTACTGCTTTATCCGCAAATTCCAACAAGTTAACCATTTTGTAATTACTAGTAACGTCAAATAATTCACTCAACCATATCGATTTTGTTTTACAAGGGTCTGGTCCTTTTTCAGGATCTATATTATCCATATTAAGAGGTGTTTCTTCTTCTCCTTCAGGTCCATTGTCACCTGAAGAACTAGTCGAAGGAACAGCATGTTCATTATTTTCGACAACAATACCCACATCAGAAGAACTAGTAGAAGGATCAGTAGTAGCGAAAGAAGCAGTCGCGGCAGAAGCAGCAGCAGCAGGTTCATTATTTTCTACAACATTACTCATAACAGAAGAAGCAATTGCAGCAGCAATTGCAGCAGGTTCATTTTCACCACCCCTTTGACCTCTATACCTTTGTTTTCTTTCTCCCTGATCCTGAATAGATTCCTCTCTGAATAACTTGCGCTTTGTATCAATCACTCCTTTATAGTAATCACGCCACTTCTTTGATCCAGGTTTCCCTAAAAACTGTCTACGGTGTTCTCTCAATTCCGGATTTATGATAACACTTTTTGATTCAATATCCTCGTATTCACTATCGTATTTATTTGAACGTAAAGTCCTGCGGATTCTGCCAGAATATTGTTTTTTCCTGGATGAATGCATATATTAATAATCTTATTACTATATGCTGCGATTTTGTGGTATTTGATTAAACGCTACGAAATCTAGTCATTAAAATACACATTCCGATACCGCTCGATATATTTGTCCGGAATGGTCCGTTTCTTAAATAGGTTTATTTTTTGCCACATATTCATGTTCCCTCTCGTCAATGGCGACTTGCCAGTAAGCATAGTAATAATGAAAAACAACGAATAGACTCCACATTCCGTATTTCCCATCTGATGTTCTTTTGGACTATTCTGGTGAAACGCGTATTTAGATCCATTGATTTCCCGTGCTTGTTTTCGTATACGATCGACGAGTGCTTTGATTTCTTTCGGAATCGGGTCTCCCGCACTATCGAAAAAGAAAATAACCTGTTCCTTCGTATCAATAAAAAGCGATACCCAGTGTGATCCACTACTCGTATGCGGCGATAAATTGAAAATGACACCAATATGCGTTTTGCCTTTCTTTATATAACTCGAGAGGTTGAATTTGCAGAGTTCATTTTGTATGCAACTCCCGCTAACGACCGCATCAAAATCGATCGGAGTAGGACCAATAAATTCGAAATGTTTATACGTCTGTTCGTACTGCTCCAGAACATTCATGATATCGAAATTCGACAACCATTCATTCGGGTTCTTCTTCCACTCATACGGTTTATCCGGCGCAAAAATGTAACGATCGATCCGCTTTTTCAAATCCGCGTCTTTGATCTCATTCAACCAACAATCCTCCTTCTTGCACTTCACAAATCGGTCATTCAATACTTGCCACAATTTCGTCGGGTCAGATTCCTCGATCCGGTCTTCTCCCGAATGATCTTTATTATAAGCATCGCGGATCAAGAGAAGAATTTTAGGCGTATAACACGAGTTATGGACGGATATTTTTCTGACAGCAGGACTACAATTCATCGGTTTTATAGAACGTTTTTGTGTGCGACGATGACGTATTTTACCCGCATATATGTTCTTTGTTATATTCATCATGTCCGTCGCCTCTTTATATTATCTAGAGAATCGATTCATCTGAATGTTCTTGCATCTCACTTTTGCGTATTGTCGCACCCCAATAGGAGAATGGATCCGCCGCAGAGGATATCGGTTTCGGTCTTCGCTTATTACGATGAGAGGATGAAGATGTCGTCGGAAACATCATATCTTCCTCATCGAATCCTGCAGAATCCGAATTGGTGTGGTTGTATTCTGTCCATTCTAGATGCTGTATCATCTTCTGAACACATTCTTTAAATATGTGCTGCAATTCAGATCCGACTAAAGATGATGATTCACCGAGATCTTCGTATTCATCGAGAAGTTCGATACATAGTGCGGCAACTCGCGATTTGTATTTCAGGAATTGGCGATTATCACTCGCACGTTTGAGTCCTTCTTCCGGGTGATTTTTTGCAATATACTTCTTGTAGTGTTTGCTGTTCGAGAGGAGTTCGAGCGAAAGTTTGTCGACCTCTCGTTGTCGTTCTTCGCGTATCCTCTCAAATTCTGTATCTGGATCTGGATCTACTTGGTGCGATTCTTTTGTTTGCGACATTTGAAGGACTACGCCTAAATATAGTATGCCTGATGATTTTGTAACCTTTACTCGTACGGACATTTCATTCAAAAATGTATACGCAAAATAAAAACACTCGTGTAATATATATCAAAGATACGATGGCAAACACAAATTTAGGCGGTTCCACTTTAGGCGGTGGACCATACAATGGATATTCACCCAAACAAATTCTGAATGGATCTAAAAATAGCGAAGACGTGGTCGGAAGACGTGTTCTCATCAAATCGTGGAACTCGAAACAACTATTTACGACGAATGGTTACCGACCAAGTGTCGGACCCTTTCGTGGTGTGAACAATATGGGGGATTTCTTGGGACGTGTCAATTATTCTTGCGGCGGACCCAATCCCCAGAATGCGACCAAACCCGGATACGGCAGATTGATCCGGTCGGTTCCACAACAATGTGACGCTACTGGAATCGCACCAACGACTTGCAACCCCAAATTTGTGCCAGATTCGTCGGATTATATCCGATTTAAGAAATTGAGTGCGATGAACCGGACTTACAACGATTTGAGTTATGGCGGGGATCAACACAATGCTTCTTACGTTCCTCTCATGGCAATCCGTCGGCGTTAGATACGAAAATTACTATGTGTAATGTATATCTCATAACACATAATGAGTGGTGTATATGTATTTAGTTTTGGTCTAAATAATCTGAATAATGGACGATTGACAGGTGTCAAAGCAATGCCGGCAAAAGATCTCACATCAGATGCGGACAGTTCATTTGCAGCAGATCGCAGAGCATATGAAAATATCCTTGCCGTCGATACAGCAACCCCTCAACCCTCTCAGATCTCGCAGAAAAAATGGATAGGCGGATCTCGCGATGCATCGGATGTTTCTTATAGACGTCGGATTGCTGCTGCCGGTGCGTCGATGAATCCCAGTGGTGGTGCGTTCTCATTCACCTCGAAAACAGAGAAGAATACCGTCAATGATGCGTTAACACGCTGTAGGAGTCAGGGAAATTGTGTTCCGGCGAAAGTCCGGGCAAGTCCTCACCATACAGGTGTGCCGACACCTCTCAATCCTACACCCAAATCATTGATGCCGAAATATACGGTTTGCAAAACTCCTTGCCCGGTCGATAAAACAAAGAAAGTGATTCATTTCTGAATACACGAAATCTATAGTTAAAATATAAAATCATTTAGGAGTATGCAGAAATACATTGTTGAATTTTTCGGAACGACACTTTTCGTCTATATTATTCTTGCAACTGGCAATGCGCTTGCCATTGGTGCGACTCTTGCTCTCTTGATCCTCTTGATGAGCGGAATTAGCGGTGGGCACGTTAACCCCGCGGTCTCAATCGTCATGGCAGCAGCAGGTAAATTACCAACTGCCGACCTGGTTCCTTACTGTATCGCGCAAATCCTGGGTGCATTGGTCGCCCTCGAAATCTATAAGCGCGTCAAACTCTAATCATGTGAGAAAATGAATAGTATTTACATTTTATATACTGATTGTCTCAGCAGAATATAAAATGCCATATCTGAAAAAACGAAAGCACACAATTAAGAGGCGCAAAACGTGTGGAGGATGGCGACCAAACAAATCGAGATCTATCCGGTCTTTCAAAATGAAGTCCAGACACAGATAAGCGTATTACTTCCTCTTGCCAAAATAAAATTTCCTTTTGGCATAAGGTTCTATTGACTTAACTTTACGAGGTTTTTTCCGAGTAACTCGTCGTCTCACATAAGACGGAACATTATTTTGTTCTAAAACGATCGTCTTTGTAGGGGTAGTCTTAGTCCTCTCGCGAATTTGCGGATGGTCGACGCGTTTGCCTCTCAATTTAGGATTTTGTGAAGGGGAGTACCTAAAGAACCACCGGTCAAACTCTTTTTGATCAGCGGGTGTTTTCAATCCTTTTAACTCTATATATTTACGTGCCTTCTCCTCTCGCATTTCTTCCATTGTAGGTTGTTTGCCATAACAGTCTAGCGAAAACCGACGTAAAAGTCCTTTCTGCTCTAATTTATTCTTCTGTTCCACTTTAAATAAATACGTCGACATACACAACATACGGTCCTTATCGAAATACGTCTTGTCGGCATATAAGAACGCCAAATAGAAACTCAACATGGTATCGATGGTTGCCACCAGAACCGTTTTTCCAGAGACCTCGATCTTATTGTATCCATGACACGCGAGAGGTTTGTATATCAACGCAATAATATCGCCATTGATGCTGATTTCCACATGCGCGGGTATCACTTCTCCTAAAGGCGTATGCTGCACAATCTTGATATTTTTGTACCCCGCATCTACCAATTTGTCGCGAACAATCATGGCACATTTTTCGGGATTTTCTGCCAATACGTCGAAATCGGGTATATTCTCGACCTGGTGTTTTTGGTCATTCTCCATATATTTAGAGTAAAGTGCGGTGCCGTATCCTCCCAAGAAAACGACGCCTTGATCGACAAACGAATTGCGTGCTAAATAATAGATAGACTCCTCTGCGGTTTTATTATCTTTTACATCTAATCCGCGTTGAAAATCGACCGAACTACAATTATCGGATTTGAGAGGATAGTATTTGTTTAGCAGATTAATGCGTTTTAGTACTTTCTCCCAACGCGATACGTCTCCGGCAGGACGCGACAATTCCAGGTACATCGACATCCGCAAAAAATTAGGAGGAGCGTATTTGATTCCCGCGATCGTAATAGATTCCGGCATCAACCTCTCATACAACGTCGGATGCATCTGTGTTATGTCGGCAATCGGCAAAAAATTCACGTACACTTTGTAAGTGCCTAAATGGACTCCCGCTTTCGCCTCGACGTCTTCGTACCCAGCAAAATAATATTTATCTGCTAGTTCGCGGGCGTCTTCCATGGCGCGAGGCGAATAGAAATCGTAGTCTGGGACTTCTATATCGCGGTCGTAGAATTGCGCCTCTTTCGGCAAAATATTATTGATCGCGGTGCCTCCATAACAGATTAGTTTTTTGCTTACGAGAAAATCCTCCAATATTTGAATGATTTTCTGGACATCGGGAGAGGTTGCGATTTTAGCGCCTTGTTTCGCCTCGCTTTCGTCAACTGCCTGCCTGAGAACCGCGAGTTCGCATTCCTGGAATGTCATGGCATCATTACACACCGACGGATTGTATTTGCGTTTTTTAGTTGTACTTTTTCTATTCATATCTTTGACTGCCATATGAGTCGAAGAGGATATATAATACACACATAAATCAGTGCATTTTTATTTCTGCGAATTTGTGTATTTTTGGTATATATTGTACATTGGCACAAATGGTTTGCCAATAGAGTCGAAAATATCTGTATATGTTTTCACGATCGGGTTTGCTAAATAAACACGCAAAGGTATAAATTGTATACTTCGATCCAGTAGAAACTTCATCACGTTTGGTTGAACTACGCCAGTTGCATTTGGATTTGGATTATCGGACGGTTGTCCTTTTGCAACATCGTCTGGATGTGGAAATGATATGTACATATTCTTGACGGTTGTCTTTAGTGATCCTTTTATGGCAGAATCACCCAATCCTAGTTTGCTTGTCCTGTTAGTGAGGGTTTCGTCAGTATATCGATAAAACGCTGCCCACGTATTTCCACCAGTCAATATATTTACGAATTTCTGCATTGCGCTCTTGGTTTCGTTCGGTAACGTGACCGCGTCTTGATACCCCGGCGGCGCATAAATCTCCAAAATGTTCAATATGTCCATCGAGAATATGATTTTCCCCATGATGGATGAGAGGTTGGTACATCCGTTGATATTTTTAGGGGCGCCATCAGATTCTACCAAATAGTTGGATGTATACTGCGGAACGGTAGTTGCGTTTTTACCCGTTATTACATCTGAAACCTTGGATATGATATCGACTTTTGAATCCGGTTTTCTGTAAACACGAATATGGACGAAAATCGGATACGATCCGATATCCGATATTTGCGTGTTTGTAAAATCTTTTGCAGTTTTACTAAACGCATTTTCACTGATACATTTTAGCGCATCGGAAAGCAACAGTTTATTTGACATCTGTACAGGTGCGTTGTTCGGCGAATATCCAACAAATACGTCGTCCCCGCTAGCAGAAAATACATTCAAATCGATAAACCGGTATCCTTCTTTAATACGTTTCTGGATAGTGTTTGTAGATACATCTGTTCCATCGTATGCGGAATTGAAACACGATTTGACAAAGTATTCGCGGAGAGGAAGATTGTTCGTACTCGAGTATTCATTGTCACATTTTGTATTTGAGTTGTCTTCCATTCCTTCTTTCATGTGCCATCGGTGTCCGAAATTATACTGTTTATAAAAAATGACGAAGATGACGAAAATAGATAAGAATAGAAATATGTATTTTAGTTCCATATGGTATTTATTTGCAAATATATATTGTAAACATATTATCCAGGTAGTTTTTTGAGCAAAAGATAATAGAGATTATATACAAGTGGATTGTATATCATCACTATAATTGAATGGCAGGAGGGTTATTAAATTTGACTGCGACGGGAAGCGCGAATGTTATATTAACCGGCAACCCGACGAAAACATTTTTCAAAGTGGTTTATTCTAAATATACAAACTTCGGACTCCAGAAATTCCGGATCGACTATGAAGGGTCGCGAGATTTGCGCCTAACCACATCCAGCACGTTTCAGTTCAAAGTGCCTAGATATGCGGACTTACTGATGGATACGTATTTGTGTCTCACTTTGCCAGATATATGGAGTCCGATTTACCCACCGTGCACAAAGACTTCTTATAAATGGGCAGCATACGATTTCCGCTGGATACGCGATTTAGGAACACATATGATCGAGAATATTTCCATTACTTGCGGATCGATGTTGTTGCAATCCTATTCCGGTGCCTATTTAGCAGCAATGGTCGAGCGCGACTTTCCGTCGGATAAAAAACACGTATTTGATACCATGAGCGGAAATATTACAGAGTTCTATGACCCGGCAAATGCTTATGGGCGAAACAACACCTATCCATCCGCATTTTTTGTCGGCGATGGACTTACAATAGAACCCTCCTTTAGAAGCAGAAAAATTTACGTCCCGATTAATACTTGGTTTATGCTTGATAGTAGATGCGCCTTCCCTCTAGTCGCTCTTCAGTATAATGAACTCTATATCAATGTGACGATTCGCCCTATTCAAGAATTGTTCCAAGTGCGCGATGTATTCGATTACGGTAACTATTACCCTTATGTACAACCGGATTTTACCCTACCTCAATTCGCAATGTATAGATATCTGCAGCAACCTCCTGGTGTGGATATCGACCTGTCACAATACCAAAACCAAACTACTAGTTGGAATGCGGATGTGCATTTAATATCGACATATTGTTTCTTATCCGAAGAAGAACGCAAAAAAATTGCTTTAGAGGATCAAGTATATTTGGTGAAAGACATATTCGAATACCGGTTCGAAAACATAGTTGGATCAAAGACGGTTTCGCTTAATTCGAACGGGATGATCGCAAATTGGATGTGGGTTTTCCAGCGAAACGATGCGAATTTGCGCAATGAATGGAGTAACTATACGAACTGGCCTTATCGCGAAATACCAAGTGATATTTATCCTGCTTCGAGTAATGTTGTTATTGTAAATGGCGAACAAGTGACGGTTCCTGGACCAGACGGATTGTTGCATGCTATTGGACCTGGAATCAATCCACCAGATATAGGACAAGTGGTCGGACGCAATACTGGTTTCTATGAAACCGGAGTATTTAGTCAAGAAAACATACGAGATATCATGGTTTCGATGGGAATCAATCTAAATGGAGTTTATCGCGAGAATGTGCTCCCGTCCGAAGTGTTCGACTTCATCGAACAGTATGCGAGAAGCAACGGCGCCGGAAAACGCGGACTCTATTGTTATAATTTCTGCTTGAACACAAGTCCATTCGAATATCAACCTTCTGGTGCGATGAATTTATCCAGATTCAAAGATATTAATCTAGAGGTGACAACTGTTATACCTATTATATCTGCAAATAATGCGAACTTCCAAGTAATTTGCGATTTGTCTGGAAACCCGATCGGTATTAATAAACAGAATTGGCGTCTTTATGACTACGCGTTTAATATGATCGTGTTTGAAGAAAGATACAATGTGCTTTCGATTATTGGTGGAAATTGCGGCATGTTATACGCAAGATAATGGCAGTTATTAGTATAAGATATAAATGACAACAAAATGGACGAAAAATGCAAAAGAAGGATTTGTTGAGGCATTACCCGAATCAACAATACATGCAGAAACAAAAAAAGAACCGGAAAAAACAACCCCCGAAGTAGCAGAATATGGAGACGACGTTTATATAGGAAAAGATCCGAATGAAACAATACTCATGAATACCTCACTTCCAACGGAAAATCCAAAAGCAACACCAACTGCAACTCCGTCTACAATAGACAAAGTAAAAGACCTGCAGCAGAATTTCGATCAAACCAAAGCAAAAGAACTTTACAATAGTATGGTCAGTTCGGCAGCACAGACTGTTGCAAACTCACACAAAACTGCTGCAAAAAGTGTAATAATTAATGCTGGCATTCATAAACAAGACGAGATTGATAGTGAAGCAGCAAAAAATGATTTGAAAATTCTATCTGAACAAGTACTGAGATGGGGTACAATCGTAACATCCTATATTGTAGTCTTGAATTTGTGGTACATATTGTGTTATACCAATTTTACGTTTGATTTCCGCGATTGGATTTTCAGTCCATTGCATTATATTTTTGCACCGACGTTAAATGCGGTTGAAGCAGTCAATTACCATATTTTGAATTTTCGAATGGATTCGAATCCTAAATTATTTGGTAAATTTCCAATTACAAACGAGCAGATTCGGGATTTGTGGAACTGGCGTCCGGTCATGTTTACACTTCTTCATTTTATAATTGCAGGAGCGCTTGTTGGATTTTCATTTTTGAGTGAAGCAGCAGGAATATTTTCTGCCTCTGGTTCCGGATCTTTGTATTTTATAATGCTCGCATTGTCAATATACTATTTCTTTAACTTAGGGTTTGTGGTCGAAAAATGGGTACAACATGATTTGTATAAACTACCTATGATCGGATCATTACTTTTTCTTGGTATTATGTTAATATCTGGATTATCAGTTCCTGTCGTTATTAGTTTTTTCTGTATAATATTTTTGACGTATATAACATTTTTGTCGAACTTTGGAATACTCTTATTTAATGGATTTAATCCATTTGCTTCATGGAGAATTGTAAACGAAATTTTCAATGACTTGAGAGGCGCTCCAATATCGAACGAGAATCCACTTGATTTCTGGGGAAAATTAAAGAATCTTGCGTTTAGGAATTTCCACGGGTTTTATCTATTTTTCATCGTTTTTGGATTGGTATTCTCTGTAAATATGGTTCAGTGTTCGAAATTTTCGAGTAGTAAATTAATCTTGATTGCAGTAGTAACAAATATAGTGGCATGTGCATTTTTTGCACCAAGTATAATTACACTATTTACTGAATTTTTAACCCTTATATTTTCCTCCAATCCTGCACCTAAAGTGGTGGTCCCATCTGAATCCTGAAAATATGCCTGAGTTTACTTAGTGTCTACTAGTTGAGGTGTACTTACTTTTTGATTCGCATAAAGGACCGCATTACGCAGTTATTTTTACTAGTATAGATTAAAAATATATACTAGTAAAAATTAGGCATATTTATTGTGATTATATCTCCACAATAATATCCGGTTCTGACTTCGATTTCTCTTTTTGCACATTTGTATTGATAGAACTAGTTGGACGCATGATTTGTTTTTGCAACTCCACCAACATCTCCTCCAGTTCTTTGTTTCTTATCGTCAATGACTGTATTTCCTGCTGCTGCGTCTGTATCAATTTCAGTGTCTCTTCCAGTGTCATCATTCTCGGTGGTTTTCCGGGTTCTTGGACCATTATTCCAGGAACAGCAGGTTGTGGATTTCTTTTCTGATGTTCCTCTATCATCTTCTGTCGATCTTCTTCTAATTTTTTTGTCTGAACCAAAACGTCCGGTTTCATCTTCGGTTCGCCTGGTTCGTAAGTCTTCAACATATCGTCGATGTCTTCCACGAAAAACTTTTTAATGTGAGATTCTTTTGAGGTTCGAATAAAATCCTCGACGGTCTTGGACGATTCCTTGAAATAATCGGGATGTGGGTTCTCCAGCAATTTCTTTTTGTCGAATGTGTTGTGATTATGCGAGAACACTAATATCGTCTTGAGAGGATCCAACTGGACAAAAGGGACAGTATATCCTTTCAAAAATGCCTTCTCCTCTGCCAATGCGGCATGGTCTTCGTATTTCGTATCATCGAGAAGACGCGCCTTAAATGCGAATGTTCCTGCTGTCGCGTGATTGGGACCATATGGTCCACATTGGTACATCTTCTTGATGTGATTGTAATAGATATACAACTCTGACGATCCGGCACATAATGCTTCTTTATTGTTTTGCAATTTGTCGACGGCATGTTCGATGCGTTCGGGAGGATAATAGTCGTCGTCGTCCATGTAGACGATGACACTGCCTTTTGCCTTCTTGTGCATGTAATTACGCTTCTCGCCTAAAGACATCTTTTTGTCCAACGCAAAATACTGGATGTTATTGATACCGGAGGATTCAACGAGATCTCGGATCTTGTCGGTGCCGTCGTCGACAATGATCCACTCGACTCGGTCCATTGGGTATGTCTGGTTCTTGAAACAGTCGAACATGACGGGTATGAAAGGACGGCGATTGAATGTCGGCGTACATACACTGACGAGAGGTTTGAAGTTCTTCAGGGTCTGTTTTGGTTTGTTGTTTTTTCCCATTTTGTATTTGCCAGATATACATGTATTGAATGTATATCTGCTGTTTATGTCTTTTTTGAGGTTCTTCTCTTTTTCTGAGATTTGCGGCGATTCGAACTGCGTTTTGCCCCCCCCCCTCAGAAGGCACCTCTTCAATAGCATCCACATTTAAACCATTTAAATTTTCAAATTTAGAACTATCTAAGTAATCATTAATTGGACTATAGTCATTAAAGTCCGGTTGAACAAATACGCCCATCGGATAATTGTATATAGAATTATTATGGAGCAACCTTACAGAACCATCTTTTGACGCCAAAGCAACATTCGCGCTAGTGTTGTAAATTGCGGTTCGATATTTAATTCCAGAATGATCTTTTATTACATCATTAGTAATTTGAAGTATTAACTCACTACTATTATGGTATTTTAAAAATGGATTTGAAAAATAAATTTTATATGATTTATTTGATTCTAAATTTTCAAATGTTACAATTCTCGGAGTAACTGCGGCGGTAACATGTTTAGTAACATTGTCTGGAATAGAACCAGTATATTGTTGTCTTTTAAACGGATTAATACGACTAAAAAAACTCGTCTTCATTATTAATAGCAAAAATATATACAATCCTCTCATATTTCTTCTCCCCCTTCATCATCGTCATCGTCGATTTCAAAATCACAATCGTCCTCCTCTCCACCACCGGCAAGTTTCTTCGACGCCGCGGTCTCCTTCTTCACATTCTTGTCTAAATACCGGTAAATCCGCTTAATATCCAACTTGCCGATCTTTGTATCCTCGAATATCTTCTCCGCATCGTTGAGAAGATCGACGCGATTCAAGAACCCCGACCCGCCATAAAAGATCCGCAATTCCTGGAAAAATGCGACCACATCCTTCTTGTCCATATCAAGCACCTGGCAAAGCATATACAGGAATAATTGATTGCTGTATTCCGTCGAGTATTTCGTCAGAATCTTGGTGAACCGCACATCCTGCATAGACCGGACTTCTTCCAATTTATCCGGGAACTTCCTCTCGAAAAACTCATGAAATAAGAAATTGTTATAGAACGTTTTGATAAATGTGCTCATTTCGTTGAATATCCATATTTGACTCTGGAAAGTAATACGGTCAATATAATCCGCAAAACAAATGTTGTCGATCATCCTCAAATAAAAAGGGAACACTTCTTTTTGGGGCAAAATCGAAACGCGGTCGGCAAGATTCTCGTGCCATAAAAGCGCGACGGTTGTCCGGTCATTATCGTTCATGAAATCCGAGTGTTGCGAAACCTTCAACTTCTTATCAAACAATTGTTTTGCGATCTTACCGTAATCTTCATTGTAGAATTTCGCACGAAAAATATGCTGTATGTTTTTACCGGTAAGTATTTCCGGTTTTTTCTCACTTAATCGCTGCAAAAACTCCACTTTTCGTATATCACCCTGAGCATATCGCATCATTTGTTCGAGGAGTGGTTGGTTTTCCCCAACACCGGGGATCAACTGTTTCAAAACAGAACATATTTGGGCATCTGTCGGTGTGGATAACTCGAATACGCTGCAAACATTCATCAATTCTTTGATCTTCTTGTCCATGTAGTAATTTCCGATACATATGACCGGATTCAGTGTCACATTCTCGGTTTTCTGTTTTTTCGTCTTCTTCTGGCGAATCAACTTGACCAGCGCGGAAATGCCGCCTTTGTCGCCTTTATGCATCCCGTCGATCTCGTCCATCAATATGGCAATTTTGCGGAATCTACCGTGCATCATATCCAGCACATTATGTCTGCTGACATTATCGCGGGTGATGGTGTCGATCAGGGATTTATTGCGGACATCTCCGGCGTCGTACTTAATGACGTCGTAATTGAGATCTTTGAGGATATTGAGAATGAAGCGGGTTTTCCCAGTACCTGGTGCGCCGTATATGTAGATTCCTTTTTTGAAATCCGCGTCTTTACATTTTGCATCAAATGACAACAAGATATGTTTGATTTTTGCTGCAATATCATTACGATTAAAAATGGTATTTAAATCGAGTGTATTCATAGGTTGTGTTTTATGATATAAGAATCTCTTGGTTAGAGTTATTAGAATATTGAGGGTTTATGTTATTTGAATATAAACGCGTTATTTGGTTGCATCTTACCAGTCCTCATAAAATTCTGCCGGAATAACAATCTTCTGTTTTATTACATATGGTCGGGTCGTCTCTTCCTCCTCTTCCTCTTGAACAGGAACTTTTTTAACCACATAACTAGATCTCGACACGTTGCGATGTTTTTGAACAGCGCGATTACGTATGGCGAACGGAACCAAATGCTTTTCCAACTTTGTAGGAATAGTCGCTTTGAACGATTCGTCTTCATATGATTGACTGCAAATATCTGCCCATTTGGACGACGCAACGATCTCCATGGCACGATCGAGTTTGTTCCATATTTCAGTTGTTCCTAGGAACAGACGCGGATCGTTACCCGGTTCGAAGCGAACCCCGTATTTTTTTGCAAAATCGTCGATCTGTTTTTCTCGCGAGTCCTCTACTGATTTGTACCTACCTTTGAAATAGCGAGAGGATGCACCAGACATTTTTCCTGCACCACCGCAAATATTTGCTTCACCCGCTAATTCTTTTCTGGTCGACATGAAATACACATTTTCATCTGATGTGAAATGATAATAGTTTGCTGCGAATTTGCGGAATTCCGCAAAGAAATATCCTTGTCGGTCTCTTTCAATAGAATAGTCTTTGTACAAGTTTGGTTTTGTTAGGAATAGTGCCAAAATATCTTGGATGGGACTGTCGAAGAATATAGAGATAGATGATGCGTTTGACATGATTGTTCGTTGTGTAAGAATAAATTGTTTATTGATTTGCAGTATAAACAATTTACTATAAAATGATTCAATTTTCTTGAGCGTAGCGGACCCGTAAGCGAAGCGGACCCGTAAGCGTAGCGGACCCGTAAGCGTAGCGGACCCGTAAGCGAAGCGTACACATAGAATTACTTGCGGAATGCACTAAAATCGTCTGTAAGAGGAATATAGTTGCCACCCTTTGAAACCAAGGCACCATTATATGAATAAGGATCGATTCCTTGAAGTCCGAGAGGATTATTTGGTAAACTATATGATCCACTTGAGAAATAACCAGACTGGTATGGATTTTGTGTCGAACCACTTCCGGACGGTCCTTGACTACCAGACTGTTCTTGACTTCCAGACGGTTCTTGACTGCCAGATTGTTGTCCCTGTGAATAATTCGAGTCTTGAATTTGAACAGGATCTGATTTAAGTAATCCAACTGCACCCGAACCGGTATCTCTCAACAATCCAACTGCGCCTGAACCAGTATCTCTCAACAATCCAATTGCGCCCGAACCAGTATCTCTCAACAATCCAGTTGCGCCTGATCCAATTTCTTCGCCTACTCTCAATGCACCTGACCCTAATTCTTCGCCTGCTCTCAATGCGCCAGAACCAGCACCTTCTGCAAGATCTTTTACGTCAGTTAGTGCGGTTTTTGTTAAATCTACTACACCAGATCCTGCTTCTTCAGCAAGTTTACTTAAACTTGGGTTATTATTATCTCCTCCACTTACACTACTACCACCACCACCACCACTTACTTCATTTCCTTCGTTTCTGCCTCTGTATCCCGCCCAATTACCATTTCCTCTGTATCCAGATCCATTTAATGCCAAGAAATCGGAGAATTTATTTCTATGTTTGGATGTTGTTCCATTTCCTCCTTTACCGCCGCAACTTGTACATATTCCGGCAGAATCACTTGGACCTGGACTTGGACTTGGACCCTTTTGACAATTTGTGCAAGTCTGCGGAACCGCGGCAGTTTTTGGAATATAGTTGCTTGCTCTAAACATATCTTCTGAGTTCTTTGAAGTTGCAACTGTATTCCAAAATGCTAACCAGTTGTAATAATCAGACACGGGATTAGATGAAGTATTCGACATTGGATTCGAAGTTGGGGCGGATGTTGGGGCGGATGTTGGGGCGAATGTTGGGACGGATGTTGGGACGGATGTTGGGGCAGATGTTGGTTTAGGTGAGTAGTTCGAGCAACTTTCCATCTCCGTTAATATATGATTAAGAGGAGCACGTTTGCGTTTATATATAATTTCGTCATCCTCGTCATAGTATTCATAGTCGTCGTCATCTTCTACTACACCTTTATGAGAACCATTTTTATTTGAAAGTTTACCTTTTGTAATTTTCTTCCCACTCCCCGCAGACGATGTCGGTTTCTTAGACATCAAATCTGCTGCGAGCAAAGACGCTTCTAATCTTCCTTCTTTTTCGCTAGTTGTCATATTTTCAGAAGAACTTAAACTCATTTTACCGAAATATACCGAAATTGTTAATGTAAACAATAGTGTTATAAATAACAATAAAGATCCTTGCATTACAGATTATAGATGATGGTTATATTGTATACTTCGAATAAAATTACTGTTGATTATTATGATATTTTATTGCATTTTTATTATTGTGTACTCTTACACGGTGACATAACTTCTACTCATTGAATTTAGATCACAACACTGTCACTTCGTATTAGATACGTACAGTAAAATACATAAATCGATGATGATGAAAATATATAACGAATAAAATGGAACTAAGTGAGAAGCGTTCATCTAGAAATCGTACAAATCCTCTAAATACATTTTTTCGAGAAGACACAAAATGGGAAATTGGCGTCGACGAAGCAGGACGGGGTCCTCTCTTTGGGCGTCTTTATGTGGCAGCAACGATTCTGCCTAAAACCGGGTTTCGCCACGATTGGATGAAAGATAGCAAACGGTTCTCCTCTCAAAAGAAGATTCGAGAGGTCGCAGAATATATCAAATCAAATGCAGTTGCATGGACGGTTCAGTATGCAGAAGCGTCACTCATCGATGAGATCAATATTCGTCAAGCAGTTTTGCGGACTATGCGCGAATGTTGCCGCGTACTTATTGAGAGGATACAGACCGAACATGCATGCGAGAATCCGGAAGATATTTGTCTTCTCGTCGACGGCAACGATTTCCCGCCATTTACTATTTACAGTCCTAAATCCGACACTTTAGAGGAAGTCGAAAGTCATACGGTCGAAGGCGGCGATAATCTGTATACATGTATTGCTGCTGCGTCGATTTTAGCAAAAGTCGCGCGCGACGATTATATCGACGAATTATGCAAAAAATTTCCGATCCTCTCAACGAATTACGGAATTGACCGGAATAAAGGGTATGGAACAGCAGAACATATGAGAGGAATAAGGGAACATGGTGTAACCGTTTGGCACCGGAAATCATATGGACCTTGCAAAAATGTGCCGTTGGTTGATTGCGTACCTTCGTACTGACAAGATTTCTATTTTCGAGAAAATGAGAATATGAATATATTCTAAATATGAAAATACTCATACTGTTTATTTATTCTGCGGATGAAAATTACAACAAGATGTTGAAAATACAGAGATCGTATTGCCACAAATACGATGGGGTCCATTCGTTTTTCGTTACCTATCGCAAAACACAATCCAACCATGTCGAGATAGAGGACGATATTGTTTACGTAAAAGGAGAGGAGACGTATTTAGGGATAACTCGCAAAACGATCGATGCCATGGAATTTTTGCTAAATCGAATGAAAGACATAGATTACGTCGTAAGATCGAATATGTCAACCGTGATTAATATACCCGAATTGAAATCATTTTTAGAACCACTTCCAAGAACAGGTATTTATACCTCCGGATTAATGATCGAATTGAGGTGGTTAGACCATGCTTCTGGCGTAGTAGATGAATCTTTGTGGGGGACGAAATATGCGTCTGGAACCAGTATTATTTTGTCGAAAGATGTAGCAGAATCTATTGTGCAAAGAAAAGACCAGATCCGGCATGATATCATCGATGATCTTTCTATCGGCGTTTTTATGACTAAGTTTTTCCCAAATACTTATGATGTCGCACCTCTCGCTAAATTTTTTGCGGTCCCTTTTGATATAGATGAGAGGTCGTTTGCCCGGGATGCCGCATTTTATAGAACACGCACCAACGATGACAGGACGCGAGATATTCAAAACATGCAAACTGTTCATGATATGATTTACACAACGAAAGAAGGGTTCTCGGAATTCCAAGGGACAAATGAGATGACCGACGAAGTTATTACATACTCGGGTATGGTTTTAGGTGGTTTAGCAATCGTATTTATTGTGTATAATTTTGCTATTTATGGAAAAGTATTTAGAAATAAATGATTTAAAGGAAAAATCTTATAGTAGTGTGGGGAGGCGAAAGTGGATGAATCGGATACTTCAAATAAGCATAAAAAGTCAGATTCAAATTGTTCTTCGCTGAACCGTGTGTTTAACCAAAGGTACGTTCCGTTTAAAAGCGGATATTAGACTTACTTCAATAATTCTCCCACTAGTCTAATAAACAAATCCTTTAAACAAATCCTTTAAACACACCGAGTCAATGCATTTATTCTTGTGTTACTAATACAATGCTGAGTGTTGACTTACTTCAAAATTAAAATTGTTAGATTCTGTCTTCTGTTCCCCCGACTCAAGATAGAATGGAAGAGTTATAGGATTTACGGACTACTACGAAGTGCGCAGAAGGTAGTAAATCCGAAATTTTCAGGAGATGCGACTTTGGAGCATCGAATGAAAATGATGTTATATAAGCGAAAGCGGATACTTCAAATATAGCATAAAAGTCCGATTTTCTAATTACATCAATTGGTGTAATAATCCTTCGCAAACCGAGTCAATGCATTTATTCTCGTGTTCCAATGCGATGCTGAGTGTTGACTTACTTCAAAAATTTAAATCAGTATTGATTTACACCTTTGGACCTTTAAATTGCCGATTTACTTATCACAATTCTGCCTTCGGCAGAATTCTTGATACATAAAAGGCAAATTACCGGTCTCAAAGTAACGTTGCCTAAGCAATATTCAAAAATGCCGACCCTTTTGCTTCGCTAAGGGTCGGCGTTTAGAATGTCCAAAGGCGTAAAGTCCAATAAAATAGATTGTGTGTGATGTGTAAAGTCGAAGACGACAAAGAATACATGCGATTGCAATCGTTTTATTGGGGTGATGACTTTTATGAATTGTAAAGGTTATCCCTACCCATCGAGTGATGGGTATGGATAAACAGCAAATATATATTATGCAATTCACTTAAAGATTTAAACGTAAATAATGTAACTCTATACTTCGTTATAACCACTCGCAAACAAACACCATGTCATCTACTGCTATTTCTTCTTCGACTACAAATTTTATGGGAGGACAGGGATTCAAACTCGATCCTCTCCAGTCGTTGAAAGTGGTTTGCACTTCCATGATTTGCGGCGAGTCGCAGTATTACCGTCGCGCAGGATCAAAAGGCATTTGCGATTCTTCGAAGTTTTTGGAACATTTCTTGTTCCCGGAGTTCTACGAGGAATCCGCGACGGATTACTTCGATAAGATTGTCAGCGATGCTCTCGACTACGATTTCGAGGGATGTGTCCAATTTGTCGCTAAACTCCGCAACGAGTATTACATGCGTCTGAACAGCAATTATTTGCTGGTGAAGGCAACGCATCACCCGAAACGTGTCGAGTTCAACAAGGCGAACCCGAAAGTATTTAAGACCGCTATTGAACGAGTGGGATGTATCCCTACAGACTGGACCACGCAGTATAAATTGTTGAAGGAATCGGGCAAACCGATCCCGACCATTTGGAAGCGTGCCATTGCGGATAAGTTGCACAAAATGAGCGCATATCATGCAGCAAAGTATTTGCATGGGTCGAAGACCAAGGGGAAGGTGGCGAAGGCAAAGACAATTGTGATACCGAATGTTGGATATATCGAAGAACCGGAGTTGGAGGAAGGCGAGATTCGAGAGGATCTTGTTATAGAAGAGAAAAACAAGAAGCAGAATCTCGCGAATTTGGTCGACCTGGTGCGCATTACTCACCCTAAACCCACCGACGTCATCAACCAACTGGTGAAGACGGGGAAAGTAGAGATCGCGGACTATGAGCAGACTTGGGAGAGAATGCGGTCCGCAAAGAAAACGTGGGCAGAAATCTGTATGGAGATACGACTTCCACATATGGCACTCTTGCGTAATTTGCGCAATATTCTGGAGGAATACGCCACGCGCACAGACACCGATGAAGCGATATACGAGATTGAGTTGCTGACGGAGCAGTTGGTCGACGGTGTCAAAGGCGGCAAACAATTCCCTTTCCGGTATTTCAGTGCCTACAAGATGCTAAAAGGACCCGACAACGAAGAAAGAGAACATGCGAGTCGCCGACGACCAAACCCAAAGGGTAAAAAGGCAGAAGAGTCTCACAGACTCACCGAAGAGCAACAACTCATCTTCGAGAAAATGCGCGACATCGTTCTCGATGGACTGAATCGATGTGTTCTGGAGAGTGTCGAGTCCATTCCTCTGATGAAGGGTCGCGTCGAGTGTTTGTCCGACAACTCCGGGTCTTCTCGACAAGGAATGGTCTCCGAATACGGCACTGTCAATGTATACGAGATCGCGAATCTTTCTGCTATCTTGACTGCGTATCGTGCGACGAATGGTGGAAGTGTCTGGGTGTTCGGCGATCGACTCGAGGAATATATTGTTACCAAGAAACCCGTTCTCGAGCAGTTGGAGGAGGTGAACAAACTGGGAGATACTGTCGGTGGTAGTACCGAGACCGGTGTCTGGTTGTTCTGGGAGAGGTTCATCCAAGACGAGGTGCGACTGGACAACGTGTTCATCTACTCGGATATGCAGGCAGGAACGGGGGGTTTGTATGTTGACGGAACCAATACTCCCAAGTTGCAACAGATGGGTGCGGCAATCCAGAATGGGATGCACGTCGATGTCCTCAAATTGGTGCAGATTTACCGCGAAAAGGTGCATCCGAAAGTAAATGTGTTCTCGGTGCAGGTTGCAGGGTATGACAACACTGTTCTGCCGGATATTCTTTATCGCGGGGCGATCTTGTCGGGGTGGACGGGGAAGGAAGCGAAACTGGCGTATGAGATGAACGTGCTTTGGGATGAGATCGAGACTCCGAAAGTCAAGGATTTACGGACTTCACAGAAGGTAGTAAATTCGAAATTTTCAGGAGAGAATCCGCCGGAATCTCGAATGAAAATGGAGGATGATGATTGGGTCAATGAATGGTAATGTGGAACGAAGCAATCAGGTAAGACAATCATTTCATATAGACTAATAGTGTCTATATGAATTATTTATTATAACTTTACTCCGGTTACATCAAAGATACGCGGTTACATCAAAGATACGCGGTTACATCAAAGATACGCGGTTACATCAAAGATACGCGGTTACATCAAAG